TGATAAGGGAACACAAGAATGAAAATCACAAAGTCACAGCTTATAACAGAAGGATACCAACAGTTCTTGGGAGAGAATGACCTTTTGGATGAAAATTCCCAAATCAAGGAGGGCAAGGCCGGCGCCGTCGAGGTTGCCATTATTCTGGCCGAAATCGTAGGGCCCGAAGGGAGAGAAAAGTTGGCAGATATTCTTGTCGCTTTCCCGGAATTTATTCAGGGTTTAATTTGCCCATTATCTGAAAAGATTTTTGGACCGGGCCCTGTGACCAAGCTCGTCGCCAAAGTGTGCCGTTTTGGCCTTAAAGCCCAATTCTCCATCTTCTATGTCGGCGCCTATCTTTTGAGAAAAATGGACGATGAACAGGTACAACAACTGATTGCCGGATCCGAACAGCCCGCAGCGGCCGAAGAAACACCTGCCCTCGCCGAGGTGCTGGTCGACATGTCTGAAGGCAGGCTACCAAACAAACTAGAAGAATCTGTTGTGTCTCGCTGGCAAGTTCTTTCTGGTGTTAACAAGGAGGTCAAATGAGAGCATTACTAGTAAGACGTAGATGGTTTTTGCGTCCAGTCGCTCTTTGTTGCGGTGGGTCTTAACTCGTGCGGGTAGCGCCCGCAGTAATGTCGTTTGGAGAATAATATGGAAAAACAACTTTTACGAGAATATTACGCCCTTTGCGAAGGAGGAGTCTGTGAAGACCTCTTAACAGAGCGGGAAAAGCGAGATATGGCTTCTGGAAAGAAGTTCTATATGACTGGCTGTATGCAGAAGTTTGACACCCCCAACGGCAATGGTCGTATTTATTCCAAGGGTATTCTTCAAAGAGAAGTGGAGAATTATCAAAAACTCGTAAAAGAAAGAAGAGCACTCGGCGAACTAGACCACCCAGACGACTCCGTTATCAATCTTAGGAATGCATCTCACCTCGTTACTGATATGTGGTGGGACGGGCCCGCATTAATGGGTAAGGTTGAAATTTTGGATACCCCATCGGGTGACATACTTAAGCGGCTCGCTCAATCTGGCGTTACACTTGGCATTTCCTCAAGAGGTCTTGGTTCCGTAAGAGAGGAAAGCGGCCACGCAATCGTTGAAGATGATTTCCAGCTTATTTGCTTTGATTTTGTTTCGGAACCTTCAACCCCAGGCGCCTTTATGATAAAAGAGCACAAAGAACCAAACATTTTTACCAGAGCAGATAAAATCAATCGTATTTTGAATGATATTTTGAGAGATTAGAATGAAAAGATCAGAATTAAAAAAGATAATTAAACCCCTTGTTAAAGAGTGCATACTTGAAACTCTCTTGGAAGAGGGGCTTTTATCCAATATTGTTTCCGAGGTCGCACAAGGCTTGGGAAACCAAACAGTCTTACAAGAGGCGAAAGCACCACAGCCACGCCAAGTGGTCGAGGACAATTCAGCGAGGATAGAAGAATTAAGAATAAGAAAGAAAGCCATTCTTGAATCTATGGGTAAGGATGCGTATAACGGCATCGACCTTTTTGAAGGAACGGCCCCCTCGGCGCCAGAAATGACAGAAATGCAGGCCGCCAGCCCTTTAGGGTCTGTTGCGCCGGGTGACTCCGGAGTTGATATTTCAGGGATTACGGCTTTGGGTGGAAAAAAATGGAAAGCTTTGATAGGCTAAACTATTTATATGAAGAGGAATAAATAATGTCAACTGAAAAACAGCCTTACAGAGGCGACCATACACCAACCACTCCTGGTTATGCGCATGGATTTAATGCCCCAGGATTAAGAAATGTTGGTTCATATCAAGCATCTGGCGTGCCTTGGGTTACGGGCTCTGATGATTTGGATACTGGCAATGTTCATATGGTACTGTTCCCGAAAGTTCCAAAATCATTCACTGTGATCAATACAAATGTCAATAGTGGTGAAAACATTCGGGTGCATTTTCAGAGTGGATCCGCAGTCACCGCCCTTACCGCAACTGGCCACGTTGGTGCGCAAAGCATCGCGTCTACCGCTGATGTAATTAGAAATTTTCATTATATTACTGTCCCGGCCGGTTTTGCTAGCGTGACTTTTGATGTTAAATGTCGGCAGTTTTATATATCAAATTTGTCCGGAGTTAACGACCTCAAGTATGAAGTTTTAGCTGAATTGACGAATATTCCTCGTGAGCGTATGTATCATCTTACGGGCTCTGGCATTACCGAGTGTGGAGACACGATTTCTTTGAGTGCTCCTAACTTTAATACGTCTGACGACTCTTCCGGATCATGATAGGGGGTAATAATAATGGGTAGCTTTTCTGCATCAAGATCGATAGTACCTGGCTCGACAACACTCGGAAGTAATAAGCATATTGTTTGTGTAGACCAAGAAATTAGATATGCTGATAGTTCTGATAACACAGTTATTGTTCAACTGCCAAATGTAAAGATTCCTGCTGGAGCTTTGGTTCATCATATCGCGGCTACCGTAAAAGAACTATCTAATTTAGCTACACACGAAGTTAATATTCATTTTTCTACCGACAACGGCACCGCCGCCGATGCTGCCATAGAAAATAATAGTGAATTGTTAGGAGCCGGCGCTGCCGTCACCGATAGCACGGATTCAGCTTCGGCTTCGGATATTTCTCTGGGCACCAGTGCTGATGACGGGAAAGAAGGTTGGTCTAGAGCTACTGCGGTACCTTCGAGATTGGCGGCCGACCAATATGTTTATATTTGCAACGCTGGAACAAGCAATGGCACTACAAACTCAACAGCCGGCGTACTCTCTGTTGTTATCGAATATTATGGTATAGACTAGAAGAAAGAAACATTTGGAGTTTTAGTGTCTTATAATAGAAACAGAAATAGAAACAGAAATAGAAACAGATATGTTCCCTTTAAGTGTGGCAATAAGCCAGCTAATGTTATCGTTGTGGCCAACGACCGCGAACACCCCGATAGGTTAGTCCGAAGATTTTTAAAAAAATGCAAAAAGCTTAAAATTGTGGAAGAATACCGGGATAAGACCCAATATTATCAGAAGCCGTCAGAGTTGAGAAGGAAAAAAGCCATTAGACGCGAACGTCTCATAAACAAAGAAAGAAACTCCACAAAGACTAAACATTAGGCATTTGTAAATTAAGAGGCTTTTGTTTCTTTAGCATACTATTTATTTATGAGAAAAATCTTATATTTTGGTAAGGATATATTTGTATGTCAACAATGTTGGAACAAGCTCTAGTAGATGCGGTCACTCTTAAAGAAGCGGCCCTTAAAAATGCCGAAATGGCAATAATCGAAAAATATGCCACCGAGGTTCGTGGTACCATGAATTCTTTGTTGGAACAGGAATTGGAACCCGAAGAGCCCATTTCCGATATTGGTTCGGGGGTTGAGGATCAAATGGACTTCGCGGCCACCGAGGATGAACAAGCCTGCCCTTGTCCAGAAGAAAAGGAAGTTAAAACCTTTACTTTTACAATCGATGACTTCCGAGAGATAGAGCAGGCTCTCGGCACTGAGCTTGACGGACTGCCCCCCGGAGAAGGATTAGAATCTCCCGAAGAATTGGCCATGCAGTTCGGTGCGGAAGAGGGTATGCCCGGTGAAGAAGAAGAAGAAGAGGAAGAGCTTCCCCTCGGCCTCCAAGAAGATATTGAAGTCGACGAAGAGATACTTTTTGAATATCCAGAGGAAGAAGAATCTGAAGATTTAATCGAAGATCTTGATATTGAAAAGTTAGCCGAAGAACTTATTGTTGACCTTTCTGGTGATGAATTGACGGGATGGGCAGGACGCCCAGGTTCAGACATACAGTATGCAAAGCAGATTCGCCTTGCAAAGCTGGCCGCTACAGAAGCCCAGGAAGAAAAAAAGGAATTAGAATCAGCCATTGAGAAGTTGGCCGAATCCAACAACGAATTGACTGATGAAAATAAAAGAATCAAGCATACGCTTGTGACCCTGAAAGAGAAGCTTGAAGAAGTTAATCTTTCAAATGCAAAATTGCTTTATATGAATCGTACATTGAATAGCACCTCCCTGAATGAGCGACAAAAGAAGAAGATTGTTGAATCTATTCAGAAAACTGATTCTGTTAAAGAAGCGAAGGTTGTTTTTGAAACCCTTCAAAGCGCTGTGGGCAATTCTCGAAAAGATACGCCTAAATCACTCCGCGAAGCTATTAGAAGGCCTTCATTAACGATGCCAAGCCGAAGAAAGGTAGATTCAGAACACGAAAGTGTTGCGAAAGAGCGTTTCAAAAAGTTGGCTGGCATCAAATGACAGAAAAAATCCAATAAAAAGGAGGTGATTTAAAATGTCAGTGTTAAATAAACTAACTGAAGGGATCGTTTCTCGCGATCTCAAGAAAGAAGGCAGCGCGCGTCTCTCCAAGTGGGAAAAGACCGGTCTTCTTGAAGGCCTGACCGACGACAGTGCTCGTCAGGGTATGGCCCGTCTGCTTGAAAACCAAGCAGCGCAGCTTCTGAAAGAAGCTTCCACTATGGTCGGTGGTAGCGTCGAGGGCTTTGCTTCCGTCGCTTTCCCGCTCGTCCGTCGTGTTTTCGGGGGCCTTTTGGCCAACGATGTCGTCTCGGTTCAGCCGATGAGTTTGCCCTCGGGCCTCATTTTCTTCCTTGACTTTACCCACTCTTCGAACACCAGCCCTCGCGTGGGTGCCCTCTCCGGTGCATCCCTCTATGGCGGTGGCAAGGTCGGCCAGCAGATTACTGGTGGTGTGAACCTTGGTTATGAAGGCGAGCGAGCCATTTCGGGAACGAAGTCTGGCGCAGTTCAGAGCCTTGATACTGGGTTCTATAACCTTTCTACGGGCTATTCAGCGGCAACGGGCTCCACTTCGGTGGCTGTCAATGCCGGCATGAGTGCTTATTCTGTCGGAGCGGTTTCTGGCGCCACATGCGTCATTGACCTCAATCCCTCGAATATCACCGAGGCCCAGAAGAAGGCTCTCCGTTATGACCCGGATGTTCTTGGTCTTGGCGATGGTCACGAGGCTATGATTCTCAAGTGTGAGCTTTCGAAGATTGAGACCAGTGGATTGGTCCTCGACCGCAACCAGCTTACCGCGGTTTCTTGCTCGTTCGCTACGGCCGAGACAGAGATGGATGATGTTGTGCAGGTTCGTCGTTTGACTGCTCTGGGTAGTGATGATGGTTCCGTGAGTGTTACTAGCTCTAGGCACCCATCTGAGGCCCAGTGGAATGGCCAGCAGAATGCTCTGTTCTTTGTTTTCGTTGGTACAGACGCCAATATGTCTTCTACCTCTGTCCACCAGGATCAGCCGACATCTGCTGCTACTCTTGTGAGGTTCCCGCTAGCGGATAACTTCCAAGGAACGGCTGCCGCTGGTAACAATGCGAATTCCGTTGGTGCTGTAGTCGGTCAGACTGAGTGGGGTCTTGAGAATGAAGAACTCATCCCTGAGATCGACATTAAGGTGGAAAGTCTCGCCGTGACGGCCAAGACTCGTAAGCTCAAGGCTAAGTGGACTCCGGAATTGGGACAGGATCTCAACGCCTACCATAACCTTGATGCTGAGGTCGAGTTGACTAGCATTCTCTCTGAGCAAATTGCTCTAGAGATTGACCGTGAGATCCTTCAGGATCTCGTGCATGGTGCAACCGCTGGTACGCTCTATTGGTCGCGCTCTCCCGGTCTCTTCGTGAACCGTGAGACTGGTGCTGAAATCGGCGCCGCTTCGGCTGCTCCCGACTTCACCGGTACTGTGAGCGAGTGGTATGAGACTCTCATTGAAACTATCAATGATCTGTCTGCTAGAATCCACCGCAAGACTCTGCGGGGTGGTGCCAACTTTGTGATCTGCGGACCCGAAGTTGCTTCTATCCTTGAGTTTACCGCTGGTTTCCGTGCTTCCATCACTGTTGACTCCGATACGGGTTCGATTGGTGCTGTGAAGACTGGCTCTCTCTCCAAGAAGTTCGACGTTTACGTCGATCCTTACTTCCCGCGTAATGTGGTCCTTTGTGGTCGCAAGGGTGGTAGTTTCCTTGAGAGTGGCTACGTTTACGCTCCATATGTCCCGCTACAGGTCACTCCCACGATCTTCGGTGTCGAGGACTTCGTGCCCCGCAAGGGCGTGATGACTCGCTACGCCAAGAAGATGGTGCGTGGTGATATGTACGGTCTTGTGATTGTCCGTGGTCTCATCGGTGAGGCTGGTGCAACCAGCTAATCCTTAGAGATTAACTAAATCCAACCCGCTCTCTTCGGAGAGCGGGTTTTTTATTTATATGTTGCTTATGATTTATGATAGAACTACTTATAAGCGAAAGGAAAAATACCTTTTGTTAATTGACCTAACATTCTATAGGAGGAATTTATTATGGGAACGAAAAGAGTAGGTTGGGCTAGAATTAAAAGCCTGATTAACGATCAGAAAACATCGATTGGCAATCGACGCAATTACGCCACATACGCAAGTGGATCGGGCCCCGATCACGCCGGCAACGCGGGGGGCACGGCCTCTACCGCTGAAGCGACCAGCATGCAAACAGATACAGTGCTTATCATTGGCAAAAACTCTGTCTCGTCGGCAAAGCCAGCCGTGGCAGATCCGTTTACGGAAAGCTCAACGCAGCTATGGCCGCTAGGAACAAAATTAGAGTATGGCGAGAGAACATTTAGATATTGCCAAACCGGCGCAGCAATCACCGCTGGTAAGCTTGTGCAGCAGACGACTCACGTTGCTAACCACACAAACTGTACAGTTACCAATGCAGACGCAGTTGCTGGAAGCTATTCTCACGCAGCGGGTTCAACTTCGATTTCGATTGAGACTGCCGGCGACACTGACTTAACAGCAAACCTGTACGCTGAAGGCTATTTGTTCGTTAACGATGGAACCGCTGAAGGCCAATGTATGAGAGTCAAGTCTCACCCGGCTCACGACCATAGCGATGATCCATCAGTTGTTATTACAACATATGATCCACTGAAGACGGCCGTTGTGAAAAATAACTCACAATTGTCGCTTGTTAAAAACCCGTATACTGCTGTTGTTACCGCTCCCACCGCCGAAACGGGTGCCGTGGTTGGCGCAAGTGTAATTGATTTGCAATCCGGTTATTTTGGTTGGCTCCAAACGAACGGCCCTTGCCCCGTGTTGGTAAGTGAAGCTGTTGTGGTATTGGGACACAGAGTTATAAGATCAAATGCAGACGCCGGCGGTGTTATGGCAGCCGATAGTGACCCTCTGTTATATCCAGTAGGTCAGTGCATGGCTTCTGGTGTTGTAGATACTGAATACGCATTGATCTGGCTTAATATTTGATAAATATCGAGTCATAACATGACAAGAAAAGCCTAAAAGGGCGGGAACTAATTCCTGCCCTTTTTTGTTGACAAAACACAAAACATATGATATATTAAAAGAAAAGAGGTGATATGTGAAAGAAGGGTATGAAAATATCTTGGAGCGTCAAAGCATTGTTGAAGAGAAGATAGATCAACTGGAGCAGCGGCTTGAATATTCCGCGGAAGTGTTTGAGTATATTCTGGAGAGTTTGGGTCGATTGAGCGAGGAACTTGAGCGCCTAAAAGAACCACCATCATTGATTACGCTGCCAACGGAGGTGTGGATCTCACCACCGGCGTCTTGTGACTGGGAGCCATTGGTTCCCGGCCCTGAGCTTGTTGTTGAAGCGAAACAAACCACCGACTCTTAAAGAAAATTTTAATCTTTCAAGCCCCCTCCTCTTGGTGGGGGGTTTTCTTTTATTTGGGAACTAATTATTATAACCATTGGAGGAATAATGGGAAAGAAAAGAAGAGTATTAAATAATCCAAAGTTTGCTAAACTAAGGACGCATCCAAAGTATGCTGAAATGGTTGCTACAAGGGGGCAAGAAGAAGAATCTTGTGATGTAGTCACTAAGCAGCGAGAACCAGAGATTGTAAAAGAACCAGTTGTCGCGCCGTTCTTAGTTAAACTAAGGACGCATCCAAAGTATGCTGGAATGGTTGCCGCTCACGAGCAAGGAAAAGAAGAATCTTGTGAAGTAGTCATTAAGCAGCCAGAACCAGAGATCGCGGAGATTACGCCAGAGCTTAAAGTTGTAAAACTAGAAAAGCCAAAGCCTGCTCCCAAAACGAAAGCAAAATCAAAAACAAAAAAGATTACAGTAAGAAAGTCAACAAGGAAGAAAAAATGAGTGATTTCGATTTCATAGACCATTATGGTGATAACGAAGAAGTAAAAGGCGAAGAACAACTGGCCGATAATGAGGTTGTTTCCTCCCTTAACTGTGCCGTTATTGGCGTTGGCGGCGGGGGAGGCAAGATGGCCAAAGCCTTTCTTGACATCGGATTCAATAGAACTTTACTTGTTAATACCACGGCAAAGGATATCCCCGAAGACGTTGACGAGAGACATGTTGTATTGATTCCAGATGCAGATGGAATTGGAAAAGATGTGAATCTTGGCAAGACCGTATTCGCGGATAATGGTGCCGTCGTTGAAGACGCCCTCAGAACCAAGCTTGGGAGCGTCGACTGGCTGTTTGTCTTCGCTGGTGGGGGGGGAGGTACAGGAAGTGCTACTGTGTCCCTACACGGCGTATTTGAGCGCTATTTGAAGTCTGTAAGCGCAGAGGGCTCCGTTGTCTATGTTGTTTCCCGGCCATCTGCTCAGGAAGCTTTGAATTCAACCATTAGTAAGAATGCTGAATCTCTTTTAGAAGATGTGTCCGAACACACTCATATTGTTTTAGACAATGAAAGACAAGTTAAGCTACTGCGCGGCAAAGTCGGGATGCTTGGAATGTTCCCATTTGCAAATACTGCATTTGCCAAGCTTATAGCACAGGTGCTCAAGCTCTCCTCGGAGCAATCGTCTATTCAGTCCTTTGATTCCAAGGATTTAGAGAGATGTCTCAGGACTAAGAAAAGAACGTTCATCGGATCGACAATTATCCGAGATCCGAAAGATCCGAACTTGGGAGCAACGATATTTCAAAACTGCTTGAACCGCTCCCCCTGTCCGTTGCCAAAGGGCCGGCCCGCTACTGGTTCGATGTTGTTGGTTGTAACTTCAGAAATGGCTAACGATCCCGAGATTAGTAAACACTTAGATGCTGCTATTTCATATGTCGGCGGAAGAACAGAAACACTATTTGCCGGTGTGTATGTGAAAGAAGACCTCCCAGGTTTAGTTGCTATATTGACAATGAATGGTTTGGATTGAAAATCAGGCCTCGTTAAGATGGCATAGTCTGGGGTTTTTGTCTTATGGAGAACTATTTACATATGAATAGGAGACCCTATGTATGGCCGTTCCCAAACTAACACCAAGTAGCACTACTAGCGCTGTTATACTGCCTTCAACCGGTAGCACTACTGATGTAGACGCTGCTGTACCATTCGGCGTTTACAACGATATCGGCTTCAGGGCCGGCGCATCTGCGCAGGTAGCATACACCTACAAGAAGCTTGGTGGAGATATTCTGGATATTGAGCTTAAGGCTGACAATGTTTATGCAGCGTATGAAGAGGCGTGTCTAGAATATTCTTATCAAATCAATATTCATCAGGCAAAAAACGTTCTTTCTGATTTGCTGGGAATGGCTACAGGCACTTTTGATCACAAAGGCGAGCACCAAACAGGTAGTGTCCACGATTCTGTAAGTGGCTCGCTGGTTAACTTAAAGTATCCTAGATATAAGTTTAGCTATGCACAGAGGGTCGCTGATGGCATAGCGGAAGAAGCCGGCTTCGGAGGGAATCTAATTGAATATTCGGCTTCGTTTGCAATAGTTTCGGGGCAACAAGATTATGATTTACAGTCTATTATCTCTGGTTCATCAATTACAACCGAACCGGCAGTCGCTCCAGGCGAATCTCAATATGGAACCGGCAGTATTGAACAAACCGCCGGATCGTTGAAGGCTTCCCAGCAAGACAGGATGAATCGCAAATTCAAGATTCGTAGAGTGTATTTTAAAACACCAGCATCGGTATGGAGATTTTATGGATATTATGGCGGGCTTAATGTTGTAGGAAACTTAAATTATTATGGTCAGTTCGCCGATGATACGACCTTTGAACTGATCCCAACGTGGCATAATAAACTTCAAGCCATGGCCTTTGAAGACCATATCTATACTAGATTATCTCACTATTCTTATGAGATTCATAATAATAAGTTAAGACTTTTCCCAATACCACAAGCAGAAATTCCACAAAATATGTGGGTTACCTTTACAATGCATAGAGATGCTTGGGAGGAAGATTCAGATAGGAAAACAGGCGTCGGGGGCATTAATAATATGAATACTTTGCCTTTCCCGAACGTCCCTTATAAGAATATTAACTCGATAGGAAAGCAATGGATTCGACGGTATGCCCTAGCATTAACAAAGGAAATACTCGGACAGGTTAGAGGAAAGTTTGCTACAATTCCGATTCCAGGTGAATCAGTTACTTTAAACGCAGCCGACTTGCTATCTCAGGCCAAAGAAGAACAAGCGACGTTAAAGGAAGAAATCAAGACTGTGCTTGATCAGATGACATACAAGGCACTTGCCGAACAGGACGCAGCGATGGTCACAGCTATTGATACTGTTTACCAGGAAATACCTCTCTTAATTTACCAAGGATAATTTAAATGCCCGAGAATGAAAAGAAATGGAAACAGCCGGCTAACCCGCCTCCTCCTCTCTTCTTGGGTAAGAAAGAGCGAGATCTCGTTAAGCAAGTTAACGACGAGTTAATCGAAAGAGTAATCGGGCAACAAGTAGTATATTATCCAATAGATTTATCTAGGACTGATTATCATCCTCTTTATGGCGAAGCGATAAACAAATCTTTCTTGCCGCCAGTAAGAGTTTACGCTTTGGTTGAGTACGAGGGTGTCCAAACTAAATTTGATACCAACATTGGGCTTGATAAGGAAGCTGCAATCACTATTCATTTCCATAAACGTCGGTTGACGGAGGATCAGGATCTTTTTGTGAGAGAAGGAGATTTTGTCTTATATGGAAGTATATTCTATGAAATCACGATTTTATCGGAGCCTACACAGATTTTTGGCCAGATTGATCATACAATGGAAATATCTGCTAAATGCGTAAGAGCGAGGGAGGGCCTGTTCGATGCCACATGATTATTCTCATACTAATATTAAGAATGTAGATGGCAAACTAAAAGAAATTATATTTATGCCCTCCACAATTGAAACGATTGACCAGGCTTTTTATAATTGGACGAATGACACAATGAATCCATCTGCCGAAACAAACAAGGGATTTAAGAAGGTACCTGTTATCTGGATTTCCGCAGAACGAGCATTCCAAATTAAAGCCGATAAGGAATTGCGAGATTTAAATGGTATTATAAAGTTGCCACTCTTAATCGTCAACAGGACTTCAATAATTAAAGATCCCGCCTTTAAGGGCGTTGCATATACCGAATTTTAATGACGGTCTTCGCTCCCCGCGTGGCGGCGCGATCACAGTTGCGAGGCGGATTAATCAAGATAAAACTTCAAATTTCCGTAACGCAGATTCCCGTAGAAAGTTTGGCGTTCTCAGCGGCACAACTGTTGGTACGGGCCAGGAGAATTTTCCCCAAGGGAATACCACCAAAGTTATTTATGAAACAATAACAATGCCAATCCCGGTATATGTTGCTGTTGAATACGAACTTACTGTTAGGACAAACTACCAGTTGCAGTTAAACCAAATAACAACACCCTTTATGACACGAACGGGACAGATAAATAATTTCTTTATCAATCATGAGGGCCATAGGTTTGAAGGGTTTATACAAGGCGAATTCCAGCAGTCTTTGAATGTGACTGGTGAAGAAGAAAGTGCTTATGAAGCTAAAATAAAATTTAAGATTTTGGGATATCTTATTGGTGGAGGCATAAATGATGAGCAGCCAAAGATCGCCATAAGGGAGAACGCGATACAAATTCGCATGCCCAGAGAGCGCGTGATTACCGGAGATATCCCAAGGCATAATGTCAAGAAAGGGGTTGAATCTTTTTATAGAGAGTAAAACGACCTTTAGCTTTTCTAAATACTATTTATTATGTCAAAGACCAAGCAATAGAATAGCGGTTAAAGCTTAAAATAAGAAATAGGAGAGTCGTTAAATGTCATCATCGTTGGCGAGAAAATTTAGATTTGTATCACCCGGCATCTTTCTGCGAGAGGTTGATAACTCACAGTTCCCAAGAGAACCAGATGCAGTAGGGCCAACAATTATAGGTCGTTTTACCTCTGGTCCTGCTATGAGGCCCACAAAGGTTGCCTCTTTAGCTGAATTGGTCGAAACTTACGGGAACCCTGTTCCGGGCGCCTCTTCTGGTGATGTCTGGCGCGAGGGTAATAAAACTGGCCCAACCTACGCCGCTTATGCTGCTTTTGCTTGGCTGAATGCTGGCGTTGCTCCTGCAAACATTTTCCGTCTGCTCGGCGACGAACACGACCAGAATGACGGTTCGGTACTGGGGCAAGCCGGCTGGACGACGACTAGCCCATCAACGACAACCACCGCGGTGAGCCCGGCCGGCGCACTAGCCAACAACGGCGGTGCATATGGCCTTTGGATTATTCCTTCTGGCTCTGATATGCAAAACGTAAAGGGCACATCTTTGGGAACAGGCTCTCTTGCCGCTATCTGGTACGTTCGTGAGGGTGCCTTGACTCTCAAGGGCAAACCGACCTCAAACCAAACACAGGCCAGCGTCACCGCGATAACAGGCGCCGCTGTTATGATTCATTCTGAAGATTCAAGCTACACTTTCCAAGCCAGCCTGATCGACACGTCTTACAACAACGTGTATACTACGAAATTCAATTTCGATAGAACTTCTGAGAACTATATCCGCAAAGTTTTCAATACCGACCCAATTACAACCAATACCAGCGTTGTTGATTCAACAACTGTGAAGGAGGGCAAGGGTAAATATTGGCTTGGCGAGACTTTTGAAAGTAATTTGTTTAATATTGTTGGTGCTTCCGGCGATTCTTACGGCGTGATTCTTCCAATTCACTCTGGAACGATTAATGATGATGCACATGGCTCCGGATCCGCAATTGTTGGATACGAAGATCATCTAGAAGGATTCAAAAATCCTGAATCTGGCTGGTTCTTCTCACAGGATTTGGGAACTAGCAACGCCGATTATGCCGCAGAGCGTATGACGAAGATCTTTAAATTCCACGGGCTCGATTCCGGCGAATGGCTCCAAAACAACATCAAGATTTCCATCGCAGATATCAAGGCGCCCACGAGTCTGTCTAACCCGTATGGTACATTTACCATCCAAATCCGCCGAGCATCTGACACCGATAATGTCCCGGTCATCCTCGAACAATTCACCAATTGCAATTTAAATCCTGCCTCCGCAGATTATGTTGCAACGAAGGTCGGTGATATGTATATGTCATTTGATTATAGCACAAACAGGCTCCGTGAATATGGACAGTTTGTTAACCGGTCTCGTTTTGTTCGGATTGAAATGAATCCATCGGTCGAGCAGGGTCAAGCAGACCCAGCAACGCTTCCATTCGGCGTCTTCGGGCCAATTCGGCCGTTTAGCTGGCGCGTTCGCTCCAATGATGGTGACGATGGCTCTACCGGAACACCCCTTTTGAGCACAACGAACGTCCCCGCCGATGATGACGGCGCAGCAAGAACCCCCGCAAACGGCGCAGCCGAAGCAACCATCACTGTAACCGTCGCCGATGTAGATAACATCGGCCAAGGCGATATTATCTCCTTAGTAACCACCGCCGGAACAACAATCACTTGTACGCTAACTGGAGTAGGAGGCACAACAACTTCCTCGGGAACAGATGGGAATGTGGAGGCCGCGACATTCGCATCAGGTACAGATAACACGCTTCAAGCAACTTCGCAAGCAGTTGCAATTGCAACAGCAATAAACAATAATAACTTCTTTACTGCTACCAATAGCGCTAATGTTGTTACCGTAACCCAAGCTGTTGGCGGCGTGCCCGCGAATACAACAATTACGATAACAGAACTTGGCGCGACTGGATTGACAAAGACAAATTTCACCGATGGTTCTAGTTTAGTAGGAACATTCGTTACTATGGAAGACAGCCTTGTTGCTAGTCACTACGACCCGAACGGCCTCACAAGCATTCTCTTTGGGGAAGCACAGGTCGTAAGCACCGGCGCCACAACTGCCGGCCAGTACCGCTACACAGCGTCTTATGCATTCCCGAGAACGATGATTCGCAAGTCAGGCTCCGATGGAGGAATGGGCGACCCGAAAGAAGCCTATTTCGGTCTCCAAACAGGAAAGACCGCCACAGACCCAACCTATGACCCCGGATACGCAGATTATCTCCGCCGTCTCCCAGCCGGATATGCCCAGACCGATACGATTACTGGCCCGGGCACTAATAGAGAATACTCTTGGGTCTTCTCGCTTGATGATGTAAAGACAGTTGTCGATGGCGATATCGCCAAGTCTGCTTATTTTGCTTCTGGCTCTAGAAGAGTGGGTGGTTCGCTTACCGCTATGAGTTCTTCTTACAAACAGATTCTTGATGAAGGCTACGACCGTTTCACATCGCCCTTGTATGGCGGATTTGACGGTTGGGATATCTACGAAGCAGAACCACTGGCCAACGCACGCATCAGCTCTACCGACACACAGTACACTAACTACGCTTATAACACTGTTAAGCGCGCCATCGATACCTGTGCTGATCCTGAGTTCGTCGAGACCAACCTAATGACTGTGCCCGGGCTGACTGCAAAGAACCTCACCAAGCATCTTATTGACACTTGTGAGGCCCGCGCTGATGCAATGGCAGTCATCGACATCGAAGATGTCTATACACCTTTCACGGAGAACACCAACTCGTTCCAGAGCAATGTTGGGAAAGTCAGCACGGCCATTTCTTCATTGAGAGCCCGCGACCTTAACTCTAGCTACGCTGCAACCTATTATCCTTGGGTTCAGATTAGAGATCCTAACACTTCGAAGCTTGTTTGGACTCCACCTTCTGTTGTGGCTCTTGGAACTTACGCTAGCTCCGAGGCCAAGTCTGAGCTTTGGTTCGCTCCTGCTGGGTTTACCAGAGGTGGGCTGACCGACGGCGCCGCAGGCCTCCCGGTTGTGAACACGACCGAGAGAGTGGTTAAAAAGGATAGAGATAAGCTTTATACTGCCAATATCAACCCGATTGCAACGTTCCCGTCAGAGGGCATTGTGGTGTTCGGCCAGAAGACCCTTCAGGTTACGCCTTCGGCTTTGGACAGAATTAATGTGCGTCGTCTCTTAATCTATCTGAAGAAAGAGGTTTCTCGTATGGCCGCAACAATTCTGTTTGACCAGAACGTTCAGGCCACATGGACTAGGTTTAAGAACCAAGTTGAGCCTTTCTTGGGCAGCGTTCAGTCTAGGCTTGGCATTACGGAGTTCAAGGTCGTCCTTGACGAGACCACCACAACCCCAGATATGGTTGATAGAAATATCTTGTATGCTAAGATTTTCCTCAAGCCGGCAAGGGCAATCGAATTTATTGCGATTGATTTCGTGATTACTAGAACTGGCGCCGCATTTGAGGATTAATAAAAGGGTGAATTTTATGCTTACTACTATTTATTTTAGAGCAAGGAGTAATAACTAATGGCATTCTGGACCGACGCAACTGGGAATGATCCCAAAAGACAATTTAGATTTTTGGTAATCTTGGGCAATTTTCCTAATGGTGCCACTTGGTATGCGAAGAAGACGGGAAAACCATCTTTTACAGTCACCGAGATTGATCATAGTTATTTGAATCATACTTTTTATTATCCTGGCCGCGTTAAGTGGAATGATCTTTCTGTTACGCTTGTCGACCCAGTTTCCCCAGATGCCGTAGCCAATACTCTTTCGATGGTGCAGGCTTCTGGATATCGTCTTCCAACTTCAATGGCCACTACGCCCGAAGAGACTTCAACAATTTCGAAGGCCAAGTCGGTTAATGCTTTGGGTGGTGTTGTCATCCAGCAGATCGATTCGAATGGCAGCATTATTGAACAATGGACTTTAAATGGTGCTTTCCTCACGGAAGTTAACTTTGGTGAGTTAGATTATAGTTCGGATGAAATTGTAGAGGTTACTTTGAAATTCCGTTATGATTGGGCGGATTGTGTAACGGCCAACAACGCAGAACACCCAATCGGGCCTGAAAATGATTTCTTCAAGCTCGGTTCGCCGGTGGTAGGCCTTTAATCAGACATACTGGTATTACAATTTCTTTTTTTGAGGTGAAATTTGAGTAGAAATAATGACGAGCGCATCGGCGCTCGGCAAGGGGCTTCCACGGCCCCTGTTGGCTCTTCGGATGTTTTTTCTTTTTCGACGCCAACAGAATTCGTGGATTTGCCTACGGGAGGCAAGTATTATCCCGAGGACCACCCGCTTCACGGCAAAGAGCAAGTTGAAATTCGTTTTATGACTGCCAAGGATGAAGATATTCTCTCATCCAAGACGCTCTTGAAGAAGGGCCTAGCTATTGAAAGGTTCCTTCAGAATGTCATAATTGATAAGTCAATTAATACAGATACTCTTTATATTGGCGATAAAAATGCAATCCTGGTCGCAGCCCGCAAGACCGGGTATGGCGAAAGATATAGCACTAGAACTACTTGTCCGTCGTGTTTGACAGTTTCAGATTATGAATTTAATTTATCAAACTTGGGTACCTATTATGGAGATGACTGGGAAGGGTATGACATCCAGTCTCGCGACGACAGAATCTTCGCCGTGACAGTTCCGCAGTCTAAAGTTGAAGTTGAAGTTCAGCTTCTTACCAGCAAAGATGAACAATACCTTGCTCGGTTGACAGCCAGCAAAAAGAAGAAAAACCTTCCAGAAACCGGCTTGACTGATCAATTTAGAATGCTGATTGTTTCTGTTAATGGTCATCGAGATTCTAAATCAATTCAGAATTTTGTTGAAGGTATGCCTGCTCGCGACTCCAGATACCTTCGCACTGCTTACGAAAAAGTCGTTCCTAATGTAGATATGAAACAATTGTTTAGCTGCTCATCATGTGACTTTGAGCAGGAGGTAGTAGTGCCCTTTACGGCGAACTTTTTTTGGCCTAAACGATGAATACATAGCTTCCGTATATGAAGAGTTTTTCCTTTTAAAATACCATGGTGGCTGGAGTTTTACCGAGGCGTATAATCTTCCAACTGTTTTAAGAAGATGGTTCCTTCAAAGGTTGGCTGACCAACTTAAGAGAGAAAAGGAAGCCATGGAACGTGCCTCTAAGGGCGGATCCAAAACCTATAATGCCGGCGAAGGCCCCCCTGCTGGCCCGCATATGAAACCAAGAGGCTGAAAGTATTGACTTTCAGCCTTATTTGTTTTTCGAAACTATTTAACATATGATGGAGATTATTTAAGATGCAAAGTATTAATGAAGAGAAACTGCAACCAATTATAATTGATTTTGAAGAATTAAAATCCAAGAAACTTAATGAAAGCTACTACTCTATGATGGGCGCTTGGATTAAAATGATTATTGATAATATGTTTGGGACAAGTTTTGCAGGGTTAAATCTCCAAATTCGCGGCACCGAAAGAGAAGTGCGTTCTTTTACCAATGCCGTCGCAAGTGAAAAGAAACATATTCAGACTGCAAGAGACTATGGCTTGAATAATCCGAGAACATATAAATCAAGAGCAATATTGAGCAAAGCCGTAAAAGGCTTTGAAAAAGCGACTGGCTTAAAATGGCCGTTCAAGTAGGACTAATTTAAATGGCTGATGAAACAGGTAAATTAACCTCGGAAGAATTGGCGGTTAAGGCACAAAAGCTTGCCAACCTCAATGAACAGTATAAAGCTTATATCAAGCTTGTCGCAGAGGACGCCGAGGCAGCGGCGGCATGGGGTAAGGAAATGGCCGCCGTTAAGGCGGAAATGGATGATCTGTCAGGTGCGATTGAAGACCACAACAAAACGGTCGATGACGCCGCCAAAGCCACCGCCGCTCTCAAAGCAGAATACGAAAAAACAGTCGGAACAGCCAAAACTTTAATTACAGGCCTCACGGGCCTTGGAGAGGGTTGGAAACAAACTGCTGCCGGTACTTTATTCGCGACGGATTCGACGAAGGCTTGGAGCCAAGCAGCGAAAGAAACGATTACTGTACAAAATATATTAGGCACCATAATGAAGACGGTCGTGGAAGAAACCGTCATGCTAACAAAATCCACAGACGAAGCATTTGTAAGCTTTAACCAAGCCACTGGTATGATTGATGAATACGGAGACGGCCTCAAGGCGGCTGAGTACGAGCTTCGCGCCAGCGGTGTTAGTATCGGAGATTTGGCCACAGCCAACCAGGTCTTAATCGAGGGCTTTAGAGAGTTTACAACGCTAACAGGGGAACAACAACAAGAACTTATAGAAACAACAGGTTTGTTGGACAAGATGGGCGTTTCCTCAGATGCTATGGCTAAAAATATGGATTTCTTATCCAACTCTGTTGGGCTAACAGGAGACCAGCTTGCACAAACTGAAATTGATATTTATAACTTGGGTAAAGAGATTGGCATAGGTGGCCCAGCCGCAATCGAGGCTTTCACTGCTGCCGGCCCAAAACTGGCCAAGTTCGGTGGAGACGCCGTTGATGTTTTTGCGGATACTGCAAGAGCGGCCAAGGAAGCCAGAATGTCCATAGAGGAACTTATGAGTGTTACCGATACATTTGATAAGTTTGACACAGCGGCCGATTCAGTTGGCCGCCTTAACGCCCTATTGGGTGGCCCATTTTTAAACACCATGGAAATGGTCATGGAGACCGATCCAGCAACAAGACTCGGAATGATTTCAGATGCTCTTTCATCCGCCGGAAAAGATTTTGAGTCGATGTCATATTATGAAAGGCAAGCAATTGCCGATGCAGCCGGCTTAGCAGATGTGAGCGAATTGGCAAATATTATGGCAGGAGATTTTGACAATTTAACCGGCGGTATGCAAGAGAATTCTATGACCCAAGAAGAGCTTCGAGAACAAACGCACAAATTCAACACATTAGCAGAAGAATTTCATCAAGTTATGCAAATGGTTGCTCTTCAGTTTAAGCCGGTTGTCGACGGGTTGAAAGCCATGCTACATTGGGTGCAGGAATTGCTGGGCGATTCGGGGCTTGGATATCTGATTGGTGTGATAGTTGTAGCAGTAGTGGTCATCAAAGGCTTATATACGGCTCTTTTGGTTACGACCGGTGTTATTAAATCAATCACAGCAGCCCAGGCCGCGTGGGGTGTTGTTAAAGGGTGGTTTACGGGGGTAACGCTGGCCGAAGCTGCCGCCACCGACACCGCAGCCGCCAGCAATGTGGTATTTGGTCTTTCTTTGGCAGGTACACTTGAAATTATGGCCGCCGCAGTTCCAGTTATCGCTGCTCTGGGCTTGGCTATGTTAGAAGTGGGAGCAGCTATTTTTCTTGCTGCTGCGGGTTTCGCCGCGATTATCTATGCTTCTTCGCTTGTTATTAAGTCAATAGCTATGATTGTCGAAGCTATTGGTGGCGTTGTTGAAGGCTTAGCCGCCTTAAGTGGTGATCAATTCTTGCAGGCCGCCATGGGCGTGGCCGTATTGGCTAAAGCGATTAGCGATTTGCCAGTTTTCAAAACCATTTTGCTCAACGCTACATTTGCCTCAGCAGCAGCTTACGAAGCTTCGGCCGCCATCAGAGAGTCCGCCGCAGCTAATAGGGCAGCAGGAGCAACAAACGTAAATGTTGGGGGAAGTGTACAACAGCCAGTCAGCGTGATGCTTGGGGAACGCAAACTCGGCGGCTTCGTTCTTAACACTATGCTGGAAGCCCTCCCAGGTAGGTAAAGCTAAAGTTGTTTTTTTCACCACAACCCCTACTTATAATTGGAGGTATTTATAATGGCAGATTCATCCAGTTCGTCTGAGAGCACCGGAATCTTTTCATCACTTTCCAGTTGGCTCGGCGAAGATCCGCCGGATCCAGTCAGGTCGTCAGACGCAGCCTTTGATTCGACGTTCTCGCCGTCAACGTCACTACTCTCTCCTGTTGACGCGACTAACTTATATCAGCAGGAAATTTCTGCCACCATATACATTACTCACGTCCCTTCGGGCAAGGGGGTTTCTTTTAAGGGAATGTTAACGCAATTTAGTGATCAGTTTACTTCAAACTGGAATCCTGAGACGGTTTATGGGCGAATGGACGATATCCACACCTTTCAGAATACTAAACGGCAGATAAATATTGGTTTTGTTATCCCGGCTTTTGATGCTGAGGAAGCGAGATGCAACCTTTCCAAAGTTACCACTTTGGCTAGGATGCTTTACCCATCATATTCTGGCGACGGAACCGACGTTTCAAATCTTACAAAAGCACCACTTTTGAGGCTTAAATTTATGAATTTTGTTCAAGATGGCCGCAACGGCGGAAGTCTTCTCGGAAAGATGAATGGATTTTCATTTGCTCCCGTATTGGAAAGTGGATTTTTTGATTATCCCGGTTTTCTCTACCCGAAGACAATTAATGTGGACTTCACCTATGATGTTCTTCACGAACATGTTATGGGCTGGACAGAAAACGACGACGCGAAACTCGAATGGGATGCATCCGGCCCAACTTTCCCGTATTCGATTCCTGCCATCCCAACATCCAATACCAGCACCACGGGGGCTGCCCCCACCGAGGAGGATGAGGCTGCCGATGTCGAAGCCGCGCTATCCGCGTAACTCTAGAGCGCCCTCTAGTGATCACTTAACCAAGGAGATAACAAATGCCATCTAGATATTCAGGTAGAAGGATTGTAAGAAACACGTCTGATATATATAAAGAGTTTAGAGAAGAAAGAGATGTTCTCATCATAAATCAATATAAAACTCCTCGATTAAAGCATTTAACGTCCGCGCAGAGAGTCGGGCTTGTCAGGGAGAAGCATGTTTGGAAAACAGGTGATCGTTATTGGAAGTTGGCCACAGAGCATTACGGAGATCCAAAACTCTGGTGGGTTATTGCTTGGTATAACCAGAAGCCAACGGAAGGACACTTGACTATCGGCGATACCATTCTCATTCCCAAGCCCCTCCAGCGTGTTTTGGAAATGATGAGATATTATTGAGGTTGAGATATGGCCAAAGAAACTGAACCAAATGCTGTGACTTCGGGCGCCGACTCGACACCCCCGGAAGAAGCTAATGAGGTGGCGCTGCCAGAAGATGCAACGACAACTATGCTCAGCGCGGCCAACGCAACGTTGGGGATTGTCGAAGCCGTGCAGGGAGGCCCCGTTGGAATTGTAATGGCGCTAGGGGCCGGTGCTGTTACGAGTGAAGACCTTTCTGATATTGCTACTGTTGCCGGCGCCGTACCGGAGGCTTTGGGAGATACAACACTCGATAGTGCTGTACAAGCTGCCAATAACCAGGAAAGCATAATCGAGCAGCAGAGTAATGATACGGAGGAAGCTAAAATCCTTGCCGAGGAGCTTGAAGACCCCGCAGTCTTAGCAGCCCGTGTTAGATTTGCTGAACAGTGTTATTTGATATATCATATGACGGAATTGGCCTCGCTTCATACAGATTCCCAACGCAATCCCAGTAGTCAAACACTGCCACACTATAAATATAACAAAACGCTTCTTTTGGATGGGCAGGGCTCAACTCTGATGAACAAACTGAGATTGAGGCCCGGATCCGAAACTCTTCTCGATGCAACCCCGGCTGATTTATCGGCCCTTGTCCCGATGATAAAATTGTCAAAGGTAGTTTATAGCGAGAGCGGGCTTATAGATTATGAAATTCCATTTAAATTTTTAAGTCATACGCTTACCGACGAAATTGAAGAAGCGGAATTGATTGATAAATATTTGGAGCCAGGAGCAGGAAGAACCGGCGTTGGTATTAAGTCATTTGATTGGGAATACATTTCAACTAACCCGGATACCATCCGTAACGATATTACAGCAAAATTGGTTTTATTTTTTCAAAGCTTTGATGATATGATCACATGTAGAAAAGTCAAAACTGCTGATGGACGCGATGTTGGTTATCGATATTTAGATTTAATTGTTCACGCCGGCGCAGCAAATAAGTGTGAACCGTTTGGTACGTCGGAAGTCCTCCCACACGAAGCGGGTATCTATGGCACATGTGAGGATGATGTCCCAGATAATCTTCCGTGCGATAGGGAAAATCGCCAATATGATTCATCCAAATACGAGGTTAGAGCTACAGTTGGCTGGGCATCCGCGGACAGTGAGCAACTGGGACTTTCTGTATTCTATAATCAAACAAATTTATTTCTTACTTTATTAGATCATTCTTTTGACATAGGGCAAGATGGGACTTTCACCCTTACTATCGATTATCGTGCGCGCCTGGACGGATTAATGGCCGGCCCAAAATCCAATATTCTTTTGAGTGGCGGTGGTGCCGGCGCACATAACCTGACCGCCTGGAACAGCCTGATTAGTGTGCAGGATGAAATAGCAGAACTTAAGAGTTCTGCGCTTTGTGCAGATGGCGAGGCCTTCAAAGAGAAAATGACAAGCCTGAAGGAAGATTTAGTCCAATTACAAGATGAATTAAGAACGATGTCTTATCAGAGATTTTGTTATGACTTGGCCCAACCAGCCACATTCTATCCAGAGTCGGGACTCAAAGACCCAGATGGCGACGATCCTGGTACCCCTTTGATATATAATGTTCCAATAACTTGGGAGGATATTGTAACTTTTGTAGACAGAAATAGGCAACCCGAAACGGATGGCGCCGAATTAAAGATAACGGCCGATGAAGGTAATGCTCTTGGCTCTTTGGATAGTGGGATAGAGACTGATGCCGAGGGCGCCCAGCCAGGTTTTTGGGACAAAGCTTTGTCGATGACCACCGGTCTCGGCGGATCAGCATCTGTCGGCCATGGAACTTTTGCAACGGGAATGGAAGAGTACTCCTCGCTCAAAAATTGGGATCCCAACGATGATAAGAAAACATTAATGCAATTTTTCTTTTTGGGTGACTTAATTGATATTATTGCAACTACCGTTTTTAATAATACAAAAACTAATGTCGGCTCTGCCGGCGCCGGCGATGAATTTAAAAGGAAATATTGTTTTAATGAAGATGAAGTGAAAAATGTGAGAATTTTACTGGGTTCATTAGAATATCGAGACTCGAAGAGCGGCGAGACTTTGAAGATTAACCTTGGCGATATACCAATTTCGTTTAGAATGTTTGTGGATTTCTGTCAAAGAAAGATTATAAGGAAAAGAAGGCAGACATATTCTTTAATAGAATTTACTAGAGACATGATTAAAGATCTTGTGGTTCGTGCTCTGGGGGCAGAGTGTTTTGGCACCCAGGGCGCAAAAGCCGCGAGGGTGAGAGTCGGATTTGTGGACGGGCCATCCGTTGAGGGTGCTGACCCTATTGAGGTCAAAGCTGTACAGCAAGATCCCACGTTTGGCCCGTGGGCAGCAGGCGTGGGCCCCGACCCGACATTCAATATAATGGCGGCCGATTCTAAGACTACAACTCCGCGCCTTGATATGGATGCGATTTCTTATAGTAATCCTGTATTTGATTTTACGAGTCCTGGCAAAGAAACAAAAGATACTTATCAATACATAGTTATTTATACAGAAGGCCCAGCAGGCTTGGTTCACCCTAGTTTGACGGGCGAAGATAACGCTGTTCTGACGGATAGAAATATGAGAGGAATACATCATCTACACATAGGGCGTGATAGGGGCTTGGTTAAAACCATTGAATTTTCAAAGACTGACGCACCGTATTTAAGAGAAGCTCGCGTAGAAAAATCGGGACAATTTGATCCAATTTTGCAGTTGTCTGACGTTTATGAAGTTACATTAAAGATGTTTGGAAATGTATTTTTTTATCCTGGATCGTATACTTACATCAACCCATTTGGCTTGGGCTCGCAGGAATCGTTGGGCTTTCCGTGGGAAAGGGGGTCTCTTTCAAACATTATGGGGCTAGGCGGGTATCATATTATTATGAATGTTTCTAATTACATAGAGAATGGGGTGTATGAAACAACGATGAAGGCTCGTTTTGATTCGAGCGGCGATGGCTGTAGGGTTACCTCGGCCGATGAGGACAATGTGAGTGGCTGTGATGATGATCCTGCCGCGGCAATTGTGGGCACAACACAATAGTTATTAGGGGAATATTTAAAATGGCAGACGCAAAGACATTTGAAGGCAAAAATGGTTTGAAGGCCCGTAGAATGTATGAAGAAAGGCTCAAATTTATGGCGCATGCGTATGCCTCACCTGGGTATTACAATTTCTCCCCAGTGAATATGAGAGATTTTTGGTGGAAAGAGTTTGCTTTTTATGGTAAAATTTCAGATGTTTCGACTACTTTAACGGAACCAATTGAGGTTTACGTTCCTTATTTGAAATCAATGGCCACGAAACGAACAGGAGTTTATGCATTAAATTTCGTTGCCGATGCGTTTGCTAAGTTTCGACAAGACTTTTTATTGGAAATTCGCACTGGTAATTTGAAGTCGGATGATCCCCATTTATCAGACATTACGGCTAAGAAGGGTTATTCGCACATAGAAAAAGAATATGATAATATGCAGCAAGCTTTCTATAGAGCTTTCTTGAAGCATATAAAACTTAAAAACATCAAAACCAAGATACAAACCTTGGAAGATTTTATAGATGAAATGTTTCGTCTTTTGGAGACGGGTGGAAAGCTATCTTTTACAAAAAGTTCCTTTATTATGAGTAGATTTTGTAATCCAATGATCAGTGGTTTGGCTTTGGAAATCAGTAATCTACCTTACAGCAAGGACAAGGAAAAAAAGGAGTTCATTGACAGCCCGAATTTCGATGGTTATACTAAATTAGCAGCCAAAAATGGTTTCGTAGTAGATAAGAATATTCCTTGGAGGCTTGTCGCAGATATCGGCTCGCCCGTGATGGTCGCCATGGCGCAACAGTATAAGCCCGATGTCAATAATCATTCGGACATATTACATTCCTTTTTTGTACAAACCAGCGTTTATGAATTAGACATATTTAAAAGCTATATATTAAAGTTTTATAATCAATTTGTTAAAGATAATCCAATAAATATCAGAACAACTCACACGGGAGTAAGTACAAATAAGGTCAGAGAAGCAAGAAAATTTAAAACCAAAGAAGAATTTGATGAACTGTATGGTGATGAATTTTGGTTAGAAAATTATATAAAGATTCGTAACAAAGAAACGGGCTTGAATTACCCCGACCCGGCTATCAAATCTATAACGTGTATCGCAAAAGATATATTAAAAACACTTGACACTCCGTCCGCGATGCGTTATATTAAAGGAAAGTTTACTGGCTTTGAGTTCCACGAAGGAACGCTCAATGCAGGATTAGAAAAAATAAATCAAAGAAATTCGGGCTTAAGTGATTTTACTGTGAAGGAAACAATTACGAACCAAGCGCGAAAAACAAGGAAGATATTTTACTAACAGGGGGGTAAATTGTATTTTCAAACGCTCGACGATAAGGGCGAGTGTATAGGAGTTTATAGAAATGGAAAACTTTTCTTCAAAGACCTCCCAGAAGGTCTCGAAAGAACGTGGAAGTATGCGGAATATCTTGAAGAGAGCAGCGTTGAGTACGCTAGTCTACTCTGTGGAA